AATTGATTTAGAAGAGGTGCAAACCGTTACGTTTTGCATCCCTTGGGCGTCAGAATATCCTTGGAGGGAAGTTCGACCCGTGGCTACTGATGTCGCTCTATTTAGTAACAGTTATTGCAATGGTCAAATTTTTATAGTGCCATACACAGCATTGCAGTCCCCAGATGCTTCGTCAATTGAAGTGAATGTATTTATGTCTGGTAAGAATATGCATTACGCAATGCCTACTGATGTGCAAGAAAATAGGCTCTATTTCGCTGAATCTGAGGTTAATGAAGCGGAAGTATCATTTTTTGGTGTGCCAACACCGTGTTATAAATTAAACGAGAGTACTGCTACCACTGAAAATTTACCTTTGGTTACTTTCGGTGAGAGGGTGGTTTCTTTCAGAAGCTTATTAAAAAGATATACGTACATTGGCCAATCCATAAATGGTGCTCCCGCTAACAGTTTTTATGATGTAAGGAGAACTATTTATCCGTTGATTGATAATTACTACGGTGATATTTATAATCCCAACGCACCTCTAATATCCTATTTGAGATTAGCGTTTTTGGCGATGCGTGGTAGTTATCGGCATCGAATTAAGTTTTTTGGGATAAAAGGTGAACAAATGTTAGATCACATCAATGTTTCGTTAGTCAAGCCAGAAACGAGTGCCCCCGCAAATAGCGGCAATGGCACAGATGTGTATTCTCCTATTAATTTTGTAGGTGGAGTAACTTATTTACCTCACGTAAATGGAGGTGTCGAAGTTGACCTACCTTTTTATTCCAATAATCTTTGGGTTTTTTCCCAGCAGCAAGACCTAGTCCAGGGTGAGATGGAAACACTTTTTAGTAAAAGATTCAGTGTTTTTATTCCCATCTACGATAATGATGCCATTGATCCTATAAGGGTCATTGACGAAGGTGCTACTGGTGAAGATTTTAATCTTCATTATTTTACTGGAGCTCCTCCATATAATATTATTGTATGAGAGTTGAGCACCAATAAAATAAATATACACACACGGAGGAAACCGTGTATAAAAAACGTATTAAAAACTTGTGATTGAATTATTT